TGTTTTAAAATACCCCAACACAAAAACAATTACCGTTGGAGCTGGATTAACTTCATCCACAATTACAGCTGGAGATTATAAAATCACACAAATTACAGCTGGCACAGATACAATAAGTTTCTCATAAGGATATAACATGGCACATTACGCTTTACTGGATGAAAACAACATTGTCACACAAGTCATCACTGGAATAGACGAAGGTGGTGATACTGATTGGGAAGCATACTACGCTGATAAAACAGGACAAACTTGCAAACGAACATCTTATAATACAAAATTTGGTATTCACACAGAAGGTGGTACTCCCTTTAGAAAAAACTATGCTGGCATTAGATATTTATATAATCAAGAAAAAAATGCATTGATTCCTCCAAAGCGGTATAATAGTTGGGTTCTTGTAGAGGACACATGCGATTGGAAAGCTCCCGTTCCCATGCCAACAGAACCGTTAGCGGAAAACGAATTTTATGTTTGGAACGAACAAACAACGAGTTGGATTATTTCTAATTTGGAATAGAAAATATCATGCCACCAATTTACTTAGGAGACGTACCCGTAATAGTGTATAAAGGAGAGGTGGCTATAACACCAAATATAGCTCCAGCTTACATAACTTAAAACAAGGAGAATTAAATGGCAATCGTATCAACAACAGACGTAGTAACAAATCCAGACACTAGTAGAGAAGTTGCTAGAAATGCAAGTGTAGTATGCACATGCTTTCCCACGGGAGAATCTTTTACTGTGAATACAAATACAGATAGTAATTTTGTAAACTTCGACACAAGCTTAACCTATGCAGCACTTGAAACGTTATATACTGCAAGGTTTGACGACATTGCTTATTACAATGCTGTTGATGGGGGTACTCCATGAAAAGAATTCTGGAAGTTGCTTTCATTATAATTGTGGGTTTAATTTTAATTAATACACAAAATGTTATTAAAGATAGTAACCCTTGGTCAAATGGTTTTGATAATAATTTTAGTTGTAATACTGATGCTATAACTAAAATGTATGCAGGGTATGTAGAGCAATGGAAAAAAGATATTGCTTATTCATTTGACGAAGCAGAAAAAGAAATATATGGATCAAAGCCTATTCCTGACATTGTGGGTCCAGACCCCGACCCAAAGAAATGCATATGTAAAGGAAGTGGAGTTATAAAACAAGGAGATGGTCATACAACACCTTGTCCTTATCATGGAAGTAAATATATTAGACCTCTCATCATACTGGAGAATTAAATGGAAATTGATACAGAAACTTTATTAAGAATTTTTGCAATAGTTATTGCTGGCTCGTTATTAGTTTCAGGTTTTAACTTATCAAAGCCTTTAGATTATATAAAAAATTTATTTAAGAGAAGAACTCCTGTTACACCAGACTCAAATAGCGAAGTGTCTTTCTTGCAAATAGTAGATTCTTGGCACACTTTAAGAAGTCAGTGTGAACAATATGGATTAAGAGATGCCGTAGAAAAAATTGACGAGGTATTTCCTCTATTAAACACGGAGGACTAATAATGAAAAAGAACTTTATTGCTATAGTATTGTTGCTATACGCTGTTTTTGGTGGCGGTACGCTTGACTTATTAGATAAACCTATCCCAAAACCAGAACCAGAAGCTAAGATATTAAATATAGATAAGCCCAGCGAAGATGTAATAGATAGAGTTAAAATATTCTCTAGTCTCATTACAGAGCCAAGCGACAGAGCTAAAATTGCTATTTTTAATTATCAGTTTGCAGAAAGAGTATTAGGATATGAAACTACAAATCAACAAGTAAATGATGTATATTCGTTAGCTGGTAAAACTTTCTTCAAACAAGATCTAGTAAATAAATATGATGGTTTAGCTGAAAAGATTGTAGAACTGTTAGAAGAAATTCTATCTGAAGATAATGCAGTAGTTTCTCAAGAGCAAAAACAAAAACTGAATGAATATTTTATGGGTGTGTCTTGGGTTTTAATTCAAAAGGATTAGATTATGTCGCCAAAAGAAATTAGTGAAGTGTTGTTTAAAATTTTTAGTGATGAAGGTTTTGCAGTAAATGGAATCAAAGTTAAATCTGAAAGTCCTTTGACTGCAAATATCAATAGCGAAAACGGTCGAACCACTATTAGCTTTGGAAATAATTTTCCTAGAGCAGAAATAACTAAGATCATTACTCTCTATGCATATATAGAAGAATTAATTTTTGAAAAAGAAGGTGGTACTATTAGACTGAGGAACTTTCCAGACATTAGTTTTGGATACGGTAAGTCTTTACTGAGAGAGTTTTTAGATCATATAACTTTTGCAGGCCAAAATGATTTTGCTGATTATATAGAACAAAAATACTCAGACCCAACAAAAAGAAAAATCGCTACAGACTGCTTGCAATATGCTAACGAATGGGCTACAATAGTGAGTCAATCTGGAGGGTTTTGTGGAATAAACTCGTCAGATAAAATTGCTCTTAAAAAACAATGCCAAGACTTTGTTGTAGATAATGTCAGAAGGAACGCAAGAGAGAAAAAATATGGGTCCGTAGTATTGACGTATCTCTTAGTATTTATTATAATTCCAGCAGTTGCCAGATTTATTATTGTAAAGTTGCTTGACAAATATTTTGATTAATTTTTACATACAATTTAATTTTACTTAAACAACATGAGGATATCGTACATGTCAATTAAATCCTTGATGAATTATACATTCGTTTCTAAATACGCAAGGTGGGATGAGAACAAAGAAAGAAGAGAGACATGGGGTGAATCAGTTGATCGAGTAAGACAGATGATGTTTGATAAGTATGTGGCTGGTAGTATACATCAACAGACGACACCTCCCCCAGTGGCAGAAATTGCAAGGTATATTGATCAAGCATATGGAGACATGAAAAAGAAAAAGATTCTTGGTTCACAAAGAGCTTTACAATTTGGTGGACCTCCAGTGTTTAAACACAACGCTAGAATATATAACTGTATTGCTTCATATATTGACAGAACAAGATTTTTCCAAGAATGTATGTATCTATTATTATGTGGGTGTGGAACTGGCTTTTCTGTACAAAGACATCACATTGCTAAACTACCCAACTTAATTAAAGGAAAAAATGGTCAAAAGAAATTTGTGATTAAAGATTCTATTGAGGGGTGGTCAGATGCAGTGGGCGTTCTTGTTTCTAGTTACTTCAAGGGAGATAATCTTTTCCCTGAATACAATGGTAAAACAGTTGCTTTCGACTACTCAGAAATACGTCCAGCAGGCTCTCATTTAAAGTCTAGCGGAGGAAAGGCTCCCGGCCCAGAACCTTTAAAAAAAGCCCTTACAAGCATCAAGAAGACCCTTGATGGAGCTATTAGAAATGGACAGAAGAAACTTAAACCCATTGAAGCATATGACATAGTAATGTATGCCGCCGACGCTGTAATTAGTGGCGGTGTTCGTCGTAGTGCTACAATCTGTGTGTTTTCTGCTGACGATGAGGAAATGGCAAAGGCTAAAACTGGATCGTGGTTTACTGATAACCCACAGCGTGGACGTTCTAATAATTCTGCTTTGCTTTTGCGAAACGAAACGACTAAAGAACAATTTGCTGAACTTATGCAATCTGTAAAAGAGTTTGGCGAACCCGGATTTGTGTGGTCTGACTCTACAGAATTGATCGTCAACCCCTGTGTTGAGATTGGCATGTGGCCTGTAGACGAACAAACAGGAGAAACTGGATGGCAGGCTTGTAATCTATCGACTATTAACTGCTCTAAAGTAACAACCAAAAAAGAATTTTATGAAGCGTGTGCTTCTGCTGCAATCATTGGAACGCTACAAGCTGGATTTGCTAGCTTCCCGTATCTTGGCGAGGTTTCAGAAAGAATTATAAGCAGAGAGGCTTTATTGGGAGTGTCAATGACAGGGGTTATGGAACAACATGAAATCTGTCTTGATCCAGAAGTGCAAAAGAAGGGCGCAGAAATAGTTAAAGAAACAAATAAGAAATTAGCTGCACTGATTGGTGTTAATCAAGCTGCACGTACTACGTGTGTTAAGCCAGAAGGAACATCAAGTTGTATTCTTGGCACATCTTCTGGCATACATCCACATCACGCCAAGAGATATATCCGTAGAGTTCAAGCAAATAAAATGGAGCCAATCTATCAACACTTTAGAAGCATCAATCCTAGAGCTTGTGAAGAATCTGTATGGTCTAACAATGACTCAGATGATGTTGTGTCGTTTTGCGTAGAAGTTCCAGATGGTGCAAAAATTAAAAATCAAGTTGGCGCTATTGATTTACTTGAATATGTAAAGAGTACACAGCGCAACTGGGGTATCAGTGGTACAAATCCTAAGCAATGCACTCAGCCTTGGTTAACACACAATGTATCTAATACTATCAATGTTAAACCAGACGAATGGCAAGAAGTTACAAACTTTATTTATAAAAATCGTAAGTATTTCTGTGGTGTTTCTTTATTACCAATCGCTGGAGATAAAGACTACGCACAAGCTCCATTTACAACGGTGTATTTACCTAGTGAGCAGATACAACATTACGGAGACGCTGCGATGTTTGTAAGCGGCCTGATTGAAATTGGTTTGTCTTTATATGAAGATAATCTTTGGTCTGCTTGCGATAGTCTCTTAGGCCTTGGTCAAAAAATTAAAGGCAACGGAAAGAAAGAATATTTAGATAAGTGCCAAAAATTTGCTGACAGATATATGAACGGAGATCTAAAACAACTTACCTATTGCATGAAAGATGTGTATAACTGGAAAGAATGGCTTGATATTAAACGAGAATACAAGGATGTTGATTATACAGTAGTGATAGAAAAAGAAAATAATGTTAATCCAGTTCAAGAGGTAGCTTGCGCTGGCGGGAAGTGTGATATAATTTAGGAGGTTCACATGATGGGATTTGTAGCTTATAAATTACTGACTGAAACTGCACAGATGCCTTTCAAGTCTCATAGAACAGATGCTGGCTTTGATTTATTTGCAGACGAAGATGCTTGGATATTTGCAAAAGAACGACAAACAATTAAAACTGGTATCTCGTTTGAGATGCCTCATAATATGGCTGGATTAATTTGGCCCAGATCTGGGCTATCAGTTAAGAAGGGCATAGATGTACTAGCTGGAGTCGTAGACTCTGGCTACAGAGGGGAGATCATGGTTTGTTTATACAATACTTCTGACGAAGATGTAGAAATAAAACATGGGGATAGAATCGCTCAGATTATATTCCAAGAGGTTCCCGTTATCTCTTTACTCTTAAGAGAAGAATTGGAGACCTCACAACGAGGGAGTAATGGTTTTGGCAGCACAGGCACATAACAACAGAAAAAAGCGTAAAGAACAAAAAGCATGTAAACCAAACGTACTGGAGGCTAAGACTGAAAACCAAAAAATATATATAAGATCTATTATAGAAAACGATGTTATATTTTGCACAGGTCCATCTGGTAGCGGTAAATCTTTTATACCAGCAGGATTAGCAGCTCAAAAATTACTTAGAGATGAAATAGATACAGTCATTGTTACTAGACCTCTAATTTGTACTGGTAGAGATCTTGGATCTTTACCGGGAGAGCTAAACGATAAAATAAAACCATACCTACAACCTATGGAAGAAAATTTAAAATTCTTTTTAGGCAGAGATAAGTTTGGAATGTATTTTAATCAAAGAAGAATTAAGTTTGAGCCATTAGAAACCATGAGAGGATCTACTTTTCATGACTCTATGATGATTTTAGACGAAGCTCAAAATTGCAATAGGGAACAAATTAAGATGTTCATTACGAGAATGGGAAATCATTCTACAGTTATTATTAATGGTGATAATAAACAGACTGATATATCTAGAGATAGCGGTCTTGATTTCTGCATTGAAAGATTATCTAGTGTAGATGGTGTCGGAATTTGCAAATTAGAGTATCATGATATACAGAGGAATGGAATCATTGGCAAGATTTTATACGCACTGGAGAGTTAATGCTATACGATTATGAATGTGAAGCCTGCGGACATGAGATAAAAGATGTATCTCAATCTATAAAAGATGACGCTTTAACACAATGTCCTGAGTGTAATAAGAATTCTCTACAAAGAATTATATACGGAGGCATTCACGCAAGCGTTAAGCGTGGTAGTCCTACAACTATTGGACAGCTTGCTGAACAGCGCTATGAAGAAGGTAACAATACTCTGCCTGATGGAAGAGTTATTACTAAGGTTGAGTGGAACAAGTCAGACATGAGAGAGCGTCAGGAAAAAAGAGCGCACGACAAGAAAACAAGAAAACAAGAAGAGGCAGCAAAGAAAAGTAAATTAGATAAGATTAATAAGATGAGTCCAGAACAAAAAAGAAATTATATAAGGAATGGTGAGTAATGAAATACATAGATAATGCTGAACAAAGCGTTGAACAAATAAAAAATAAAAGAACTATGTACGACGCAAAAGGTAATGAAACAGATAAGCAACCACTTGCAATTGCGCATTCTTTGCAACAAAAATTTTCAGATGGTACTGAATCTAGAACATTTTATGTAAGTACGATAAACGGATTGCTTTATGATCCTTTGGGAATGGATAGTAATAAAAAAAAGAACATGAATTTTTTATTAAAACCAGTTCATCAGCAAACTTTTGACTATTACATAATGTATCTTCAGAGTAATAATTCATTGTACCTCACTCGCGCTCAAAGGAGTTTTATAAATGGCTAAAATCAAAAGAGGACCACTTAGTAAAGCGGAAATATATTACATTGAGGGTAATAGAAATGAGCTGACTATTGAAGTCATAGCTGAAGACTTGACTAGATCAAAAGTCACTATTGAAAAATACTTAAAAAAGAATCCACCTAAAGGATTAACCGTTGGAGATCAATTCGCTCGACAATCTGGTGCTACGATTATGACAGAAAATGCGTCCAGCATGGCAGACGCACAAAAGACTAGTTTTGAAAGACCCACTTCTAAGTGTATAACAAATATAAAATGAATTATCTTTTTGGATTTGAACAATTTAGAGAAGCATACTTGCAACTGTCTGAAGAGGACAGAAGAAAAATTTGGATTTTGATTAAGACTTCTGACGGTCAAGATATTTATTTATCAGACTACAACCAGTGGTTAACAGTCGGAGATTATTGTAAAAAAATGCAAGTGACTATAGACTCCGTAAGCTTGAAATATAGCAGCAGAGAAGTAACAAAAAACACAATTGATGCTGACGGAGTGTATCTATCAAAGACGGTAAAAGGAAAAATGGGTGGAGAAACACAACATTGCTATGGAATAGGGTACGTCAAAGATGGTTTAGTCAGTAGAACTCTTTGGACAACTCCAGAGTTAATAGAAGATATAACATTTGAAGATAAGGTAGAAGATTGCATACAAAAAGCTTTGGTTATTTATGAAAAAGAAACCTAAACTATTTAATAAAAAGTATCAAAAAGAATGGTCAGAAACTCACAGATATAAACACCAGACAACTGGGGAATACTGTACATCTGAAGCTTTTATTGCAGAATATCTAATCCTGAGATGGACAGAAGAATTCAAGATGGAAAAACCATCATACAAGTTCTGGACAAAGGGAGATAAATATCATAGACCTTTTATGAAGAATATGAAAGCAACTCAGAGTCTTCTAAAGAAGTATGACCCCGCAACTATTCTCGCAGCAATCAGGTCTAAGCACTTTGAAAAGATATACCACATCGGACTAAATGCTGGTGGGCCTAGAGGATGGAAATATAATCAGGTTGCAATAGAAGCCATAAAGAGGTATCATAAAGAACAGAAAGATTGTTTGAATCTACGCGAAGAGTCTTCCAAGGAAGTAGATATTCCTGAAGTTAAAGAAAAAAAGTTGAAGACGAGGACAAAACAATATTCACAGAAGAAAATTTCACTAAACAAGTTGAGGAATAAATGAGCAAAGTGAAACGTAAGAAAGTTGCCAATAAATTTGACACTGATGTAGTAAGCAATTCCGTGGTTAGTAAGTACGGCGATGTTGTTAGCACTGGTACTGAGGTGTTAGAAAATATTAACCAGTTAGAAGTAATTGGTGTATCTCCAGCTTTAGACATTGCTCTTGGGGGTGGCTTAAGAGAAGGATCTGTTGTTGTAATGACAGGAGATCCAAAGTCAGGAAAAACAACAACAGCGCTGCACTTTGCAGCAAAGTGTCAAGCTCAAGGCAAACGTGTTATTTATCTTAATACAGAGGGTAGACTATCAAAACAAAACTTTGATGGCATCAAAGGTCTAGATCCTGAAGGTATTCTTATCGTACAGTCTACAGATGATAAGATTTTATCAGCAGAAGAGTTTTTAAATATTACAGAATATTATATTAATAACGATCCCGGTTGTTTAATCATTGCAGATTCATTGTCAAACATGGTTCCATCAGTAGAGCTAGACGGCGAAGTTCGTACAGGTGTACGCAACGCATTGCCTCGATTACTATCTATGTTTTTCAAGCGTATTAGTGGCTCTCTCATGAAGAACAAAACAATTCTTATTGCTGTAACCCACAACATTGCAAATACTGGTGGATCACCATACGCGCCAGCAAAGATGGCAGACTGTGGCAACATGCTACAATATCAGGCTGGTACTAATATGGTTATTACCCACCGTGGACGCTGGCAAGTTCCCAAAGATACTGGACCTCATGTTGGTCAAATTGCCAACTGGAACATTAAAACATCTTGCGCTGGCGGCACTCCCAATAGTACGGCAGAAAGTTGGATTCGATATGGAATTGGTATTGATGAAACTCAAGAAGTTGTACAAATTGCATGTGAGTTTAGATTAATTAAAACTGCTGGAGCTTGGTACACAATACAGTGCGCACTTGATAACCTAGAAGATCCAGTAATACAAAAACTTTTAAGTGATAATAATATTTCTGACAAAGAAGAAGACATAGAAAGATTTTTTAAGTTTCAAGGTTCTAACAATACTTTAGAGTTTTTAAATAATCATCCAGAAATGTCATCTTTTATATATAGTAAAATTAAGGAGTTATTTTAATGGAAGTAGATATAACTAAGACAGAAGCTTGGAGAATGCTAGACGCACTGCAAGCTTACAAGCAAGATTATGAACTTACTGTAGCCGCATTAAAGACTATAAGAACGTCTGAGAGAAAACTTAAAAAAATAGTTAACAGTACAAGTAAAAAATAAAACTAAAGAAAATAGTAAACTCATGAGCATATATAGCATATTAGAAATAGCTTTTGGGGTATTGACCGCAAAGCTAGCAATAGGAGTTATCAATGAAGGTTACAGGTTTAAATGGCAGAGAGTACGTATGGAATTTAATAAATTATACCGTAGACGCAAACGACAAAAGGAAAAGATCGAAGTACCATGTGCGGGCAAGGAAAGTTTTGAAACAAATTTTCCACTCTTACAGAATCTTAGAAGAAGTCAAACTACCGGGAAGTACCCAAAGCCACCGAAAGGGTGTCCTTTTCCTCGATTTTTTGATCCCCCAAATTAAATTAGCCATAGAAGTTCATGGTCAGCAACACTATGAGTACATACCATTCTTTCACAAAAATAAAGCAGACTTTGCTATTGCAAAAGCTAAGGATGAAGATAAAATAGAGTGGTGTGAGTTGAATAAAGTTGATATAATAGTATTGAAGTATTCAGATACAGACGAGCAATGGAGAGATCAAATTGAAAACAGCGAATGAGCAGTTGGCTGACTTGAAAGCTATGGTTGATGACTTTCTAAACGCTAGCAATGCTAGGTTCAACAAGAAGTTTAGGGAGGATTGGCATAGATGTGCTAATGCTGGCAAAGATACTATAGGCACTCTCACTAAAGACGAGCTATTCACTTGGGCTTATGAATTGTACAGTTTCTCTACGCATCTACAAGATGAATTAAACATGCAGAAGATTGCGCTAAATTGGTGCAATGATAAACTGAATAAAATGGTTGCAAAAAATCACGATCAATTCAGTAAGTATACTAAATATGAGGAACGCAGGCCACTTATAATTGTAAATGATGAATATGCAGCTACAGTAGACCACTACCGTGAGGTTGCAGAGTCAAGAGTTCAAGCCCTTGAGGGTAAGATTTATGAACTAAAACGCAAAGGAGATATATTAATGGAAAAAGGAAAAAGAACATGAACTTAACAGCGCTAGTTGCTAGCTTAAGCGACGAAGAGAAACAAGAATTGTTGGAAATTATTTCTTCTACTAATGAAGATGTAATAAAAATTAAGAATGAACCTCTTAATACACATCCTCCTTTTATAGACGATAGTAGTTTGCAGCATGAAGAGCCTATATCAAAAACTGTTGATGGAGATTTTACTATGAACAAAAATACAAACAGCGAAAAGAAGAGAGCTAAGGTTCAAGCGAGGGAAAATGAATGGATAGACACGGGGGAAGCTAAAGACGTTGAAACTCCTAAAGTAACAAGGACTCCTCGGAATAGATCAGCACCTAAGAAAAAAAATGTAAACTGTCACGCTTGTGGAAAAACATTTCAAATTAGTCCGTCACTGATGTTTGGAGAATACTATCGTTGTGATAGGTGTTCAAGTAAAAGTTAGTGTAATTAATTATCTTTAATCCCAATGATTGTATACGCTATGATCTTTAGAGGGTATGATTGTTAATGACATTTAAATCAAAGGAATATCTGTGGAAGAAAAGTTATTAGACGTTGGTGCTGAGAGAGCAGTCCTTTCTGGATTATTACAGCATGGCATTGATGGATACATAAATGTTGATGGATTTATAACTAGAGATAGCTTTGTGCATGTAAATAATAAAATGATATTTGCATGTATAGAAGATGTAATATCTAATGATCAGACTCCAGACATATCTACTATACTGGCATCAGCAGAAAAGTTAAAAGTAGTAGAGCAACTAAGCACAAAGCAAGAGCTAAAGTATTTACAGACTCTATATGACTTTCCCATAATGGTGGAAAACATACTTGGTTTCGCTATTCAAATTAAGAAGTTTGAATTTGCCAGAAACATAAGGAAGCTAACAGATAAAGTACATAGTGATGTAGGAAAGATTGATGGAACCGAAAGTGTAGATGAAATTATTAGGATTCTAGAAGATCCAGTAACAGATTTTTTAAGAGAAGACGATGGTGGAGAGAATCCAGAAAAAATTGGAGAGGGTATAGAGGATTATGTCAAATTTTTGGAAGAAAACAAATGTGATATTATTGGTATACCAACGGGATTCTCGCGCTACGATGAAGCCATTGGTGGTGGTTTGCGACGTAAGTGCGTTGACCTTGTTTCTGCAAGACCAAAAGTTGGTAAGTCGGTATTTGCTGACAACGTTGCCCTCAACGTATCTAAGTTAAAGATTCCAGTGTTAGTACTAGATACGGAAATGTCTAAAGAAGATCACCTTAATAGACTCATAGCAAATATTAGTGGAGTGCCGATCAATGAGGTAGCTACTGGAAAATTTGTGGATGAAGAATCAAAAAGAGATAGAGTACAAGAAGCTGTTAAGGAAATAGATTCTATACCGTATAGTTATGTCAGTGTTGCTGGTAAGCCGTTTGAACAAATACTAAA